GATTAGCCGCACAGAGATGAAGGGCGAGCTGCGTATAGAAAGCATCCCGCCGGAAGAGTTCTTCGTCAACCGCGACTGCCGGTCATTCGATGACGCATATGTCGTGGCGCACCGCACAGATATGCGCGTCGGCGATCTGGTCGAGATGGGCTTTGATTTTGACGTCGTGTCTAACCTGACGCCAATAGACGGCACAAACGATATGTCTGGCGCAGAGGTGCTTGAGCGCCAAGGATACGAGGAAGACTTGTCAGACGAAGACGAGCTAGACCCGTCCATGAAGCTGGTGGGAATTACAGAAGCCTACATGCGTATGGATGTGGACGGAACCGGCGTGCCGGTGCTGTACAAGTTTCTCTGCGGCGGCACGTCATACGAGCTGCTAGACTTCATGCCGTGCGACGAGATCCCGTTTGCCAAGTTTGAGATCGACCCAGAGCCACACAGCTGGTACGGACACAGCCTGTCTGAGCTGGTAGAAAATGACCAAGATGCGGCAACGTCTATTCTGCGTGGCATCTTGGATAACGTGGCGATGACCAACAATCCGCGCATTGGTATCGTAGACGGCGCAGTAAATATTGACGACGTGCTGAACAACGAGATCGGGTCACTTGTGCGGATGCGCCAAGCAGGATCTGTGCAGGATCTCAGCGTGCCGTTTGTTGCTGGCCAGACGCTATCTGCGCTGGCATACATGGATCAGCTCACAGAGCAGAAGACGGGCGTCACAAGCGCCTCTGTGGGGCTTAATCCTGACGCTTTACAGTCTACCACTAAGGCAGCCGTTCAGGCGTCTGTGCAGGCCGCTGCGGGCCAGACAGAGGTGATGGTGCGCAACTTGGCCGACGGCCTGCGCGACCTGTTTGGCATCATGCTGCGCCTGATGAATAAGAATATGGACGAGCAGAAGATGATGCGGATGAACGGGCAGTTTGTGCCAGTTGATCCGCGTGTCTGGGATACGTCGATGGACATCAGCATCAACGTCGGGCTTGGCACTGGCCGCGAAGAAGAGAAGCAGATGGCGTTGCAGCAGGCGTTGCAGATGCAGCAGATGGTTTACCAGCAATATGGCCCGATGAACGGCTTGGTATCGCTGACCAACATCCGCAACACGCTGGCCGACAGTCTGGCGTTGTCAGGCGTGCGCAATGCCGACCGCTACTTCGCGCCGATTACGCCGGAAATAGAAATGCAGATGCTACAGTTGCAACAGCAACAGCAGGCCATGATGGCGCAGCAGGGGCAGGCGCAAGATCCAAACGCCGCATTCCTGCAGGCCGAGCAGATCAAGGCGCAAAGCAAAGCGCAGACTGACATGATGAAGCTGCAGCTTGAGGCGCAGAAAGCAGCCGCAGATGACGACTTGAAGCGCGATCAGATGGCGCAGGATCTCATGGTTGATGCTGCCAAGATATATGGCCAATACGGCACTGCCGTAGATGTAGCGCGTGTAAAAGCGGAACAGGATAAAATGCGCATGATCGGCGGCATGGCTCAAGGGGTGCAACAATGACAGGACTACTGAGCAAGACATTTGGCCTTGAGCCATTTGATCCAGAAAAGCACAAGCCCCAAGATTTAGGGCTTGGTGGGCTTTCAACTGAGCATATATCGACAGAGGCAGATGAGGATGGCGTTCCGTTTAACTTCCCGACCATTTGGTTCAAGCCAAATGGTGAGGCAGTTAAAGTTCCGGTCGAAACGGCAAGAATGTTGTCTTTAGATTACGAAAAAGCCACTGGTAAAAAGTTTCCTAGATTTGAGCGCGGAAACTTTGGCGCTGGTGCAGAGCGTGCCATGCACCGAAGCGCAATGAATGGAGCAATGCAAGGACTTTTAGCAAAATGACAACAGAAATACGCATAGAGGCTGAAGAGGCCCGTCGTTTGAAAAACGATACTGCATTTAAGCAGTTTATGCAGAGTGTGCGCGATAACCAAATGCAGGTTTTCGCAAGCAGTGGGGTGGCTGACGTGGCCGCCCGTGAAGAGGCGCACGCGATAATCCGTGCGCTTAACCAGATCGAAGTGACCCTCGACGCTGCACTTGCAGCAGAGACGCTTTTAGATCGCAAACAGAGGAACTAGCACCGTGGAAGCGACTAGCCTAGATAGTGCCGTAGAGGCAATGTTGGCCCCAGCGCCAAGTGAAGAAAATCAAAGCGAAGCAGTGGAAGCAGCTGAAGCGCCATCTCAAGACGTTGAGAGCGAAGCAGTTGAAGATATTGCCGAGGGCGATGATGACGTCGAGGCATCCGGCGATGACATAGAAGACGCAGAATATGTCGAAGATGACCAAATTGATGACGACGACCTAGTAGAGGCGGCTGAAGACACCAATCTCATCCCCGTTAAAATTAACGGCAAAGAAGAGCATTGGACACTGGATCAGTTAAAGCAATCTGCGGCGGGTCAGGGTTACATCAATCAAAAGATGCAAGAAAATGCTGCCTTGGAAAAGCAATACAAGCAGCAGGCTCAAGCATTGGCCCAACAGCAGCAACAAGTCTTGGCTTTGTATCAACAAGCCCAGCAAGGTGGTCTGCAAGCCCCAACCCCACCGTCCAAAGAGCTTTTCGACCAAGATCCGATTGGATACATGGAAGCGAAGCTGCAATATGACGAGGCAAAGGCCGCGCACGACCAGCAATTAGTCCAGTTGCGGGGTATGCATCAGCAACAAGCGCAGCAACAGCAAGCGGCCAGACAAGCCTACCTTGCGGAGCAAGCGGAAGTGTTGAAACAGTATATCCCTGAAATCGCAGATCCCGAAAAAGGCGAAAAGCTGAAGGCGGGCATCATAGATACAGGCGTTCACTACGGCTTCACACCCGAAGAGATGGCTAGCGTGTCTGATGCGAGATATGTGCGGGCGTTAAACGACGCGCGTAAATATCGTCAACTGGTTGCCAATAGGAAGAAGTCACAGTCAAAAGCTGATGGCGCTCGACCCGTTGTCAAAGCTGGCGCAAAGAAACGCCCAGACGGACAGGCTGCTACCCGTAAAAAAGCGCAACAGCGCTTGCAGAAGACAGGCTCAATCGAAGACGCATTGAGCTTGATGTTAAAAAGCTAGTCTTGAAAGGACGAAAAAATGGCACAGCCGACCAATACATTCGACACGTATGATGCCGTAGGCATTCGTGAAGATTTGTCAGATGTGATCTACAATGTAGACCCATCTGAAACACCGTTTTACTCTAAGTCGAGCAAAACAAAAGCACGCAACACTTTGGTTGAGTGGCAAACACAAGCGTTGCGCGCGTCAGCCGTAAACGCTCACATCGAAGGTGATGCGACATCTGCCGATGCCGTTACGCCGACTGTACGCCTCGGAGCGAGAACACAGATCTTTAAAAACGCTGTGGTGATTTCCGATACCGATGAAGCAGTAGACAATGCTGGCCGCGCCAAGGAAATGGCGTACCAAACATTGCTTATCGCTAAAGAGCAAAAGCTCGACATCGAAAAGGCGTTGTTTGCTAACCAAGGTAACGTTGCAGGCTCTTCAACTGCTGCACGTAAAACTGGTGGTGTACCATCATGGTTGATTACAAACGTAAACTTCCAGTCTGGTAACTCTGGTGCAAACCCAACCGGCGACGGCACAGACGCCCGTACAGACGACGGCACTCCAACTGCATTCTCGCAGGCCAAGTTTGACGACGTTATGCAGTCAATCTGGGAAGAAGGCGGTAAGCCAGATACTTGCTATCTGTCAGCCTTCCAGATGAACGTTGCTCTGGGCTTCACTGGTAACAACAACCAGCGCTCAGCGGTGCAAGCCGGTGACGAGACTGTGGTCAAATCGCTTGCAGTTTACGTGACACCGTGGGGAACCGTGCAGTTCATGCCTTCACGCGAAAACCGTAGCCGTGACGTGTTCATTTTGCAGGACAACATGTGGGAATGCGCAGTATTGCGTCCAACCAAAAACGTTGCCTTGGCCAAAAATGGCGACAACACCACACGTCAGGTGACAACAGAGCTGGCGCTTTGCTCGAAAAACGAGAAAGCCAACGGCGCAATTTACGACAACACCACATCGTAATATACTACAAGAAGGGGCGATTTGCGCCCCTTCTGCTTAACGAGGGATCGACATGAAAAAAGTTACAGTTGTAGGCCACAAGGTACACACGTCAATCGGCAAGCTGGTAAAAGGCGACAACGCCGAGCTGCCAAACGCAGAGGTTGAAACGCTGATGCGCGTTCGCCCAGACGCACTGATCGTCACTGGCGACGTTGAGCCAGCGCCTGCACCCGCACCAACGAAGCGCGCCAAGAAGAAATAAGACATGGCGAAGATTTCGGAAAAGATCGACTTCGAGCATGACCACATGGTCATAAAACAACGTCATGACGTCAGCCAGTCTCTGAAAGACGCGCAGGCGGCCAGAGATGCTGGCATAGGCATGTCAGGCGAAAACCGGCTTGTCGGGTTTCTGGACGGCGCTGTGCTTACCGCGTGGCTGAAGGAAGCCGGTGTGGCGTGGTCTGATACGGAGGCGGCCAAAGAGGTCGTCAAGCGTAAGATGATGTCAGGCGAGTTCGCCAAGATGCGCGTCTGGGAGGGGTCTTACTGATGGACGCTGACATGCTTTGGACGGCGGCACTTACTGCCGGATTGGGCCTGATCGGCTGGGTGTTGAAAAGCGCTGTGGACGAGATGCAGCGCCTCAATATTCTGCTGAACAAGACCCGCGAAGAAATGGCCAAAGATTATGTCACCAAGGCAGACAGCACTGCCGTCATGGCGCAGATCGTAGCGCGCTTTGATCGCATCGAGGAGAAAATAGACCGTCTGATGGAGCGGTGATCTGCTCGCTCGCCAGCGTAGCCGTTGGCGTGCTTGCATACGGGCAGCTTTACACGGCGTGTATATACAGATGCCCATACCCAAGCTTCTGGTATCACTACCCATATGTTATAAGGGTGGAGTATAATAGTGGATGCCCGCGTTTAGCTGACGTGGGTAAAGATGCCAAATGATAGACCCCGCAACCGCAATCATGGCCGCTGGTGCTGCGTTTAACGCAATCAAGAAGGGCTGTCAGATCGGGCGTGATCTGGAAGGCATGGCTGGCGATCTGGGGCGCTGGTCTAAGGCGATCAGCGACTTCGACTTTGCAGCGAAGCGCGTAGAAAACCCAAAATGGTATCAGAGCTTCGGCAGCGTCGAGCAGCAGGCGATGGATCTGTTTGTGCAGAAGAAGCAGCGCGAGAATATGCGCGACGAGTTGCGCAAGATGATTAGCGAAACGCTTGGCCCGTCTGCGTGGCAGGAGCTGATCCGCATGGAAAACGACATCCGGCAGAAGCAGAAAGACGCAATGTATAAGCGCATCGAGCGCAAGGAGACGATCATCGCGTGGGCGGCGGGCTTGTTCCTGTTTCTGATCTGCGTGGGCGCGTTGTTTGGCTTTGTCTGGATCGCGGTGAAACGCTGATGGCTGACGGTGTATCAGGCATAGGCAGCGCACCGTTTAACGTGCAGTCGGACATACACCAACAAACGCAGACGCGTGAGCGCATAGAAGCGCATCTGACGGAGCAGAGGGTAGCCAAGGAGCATAGAGCCAATCACACGCATCTGGAGGCGCTCAGAGAGCAGAAGTTGGACTTAGGCAAGGGTTATGATAGGTTTGGCACCAAGACCACTGCTGACAGGCCGCAAGGCACAAACATCAACATAGAGGTGTAAGATGGAAAAGCTTTTGGAATATAAGATCATGCCGCGTCTAATGATGGCCGTGATGACGATTATGTATATACGCTGCATCGAGTGGGCGCTGACGCAGCCTGACCTTAGCACGCAGCAGAGTGCGCTTATTAGCGTTGTTGCCGGTGCCATGACTGGTGCTTTTGCCGTGTGGCTAGGGTCTGAGAAATGATTGGCCAGATAGTAGGCGCATTAGGCGGGCTGGCCACAAGCTACCTCGACGGCAAGACGGCAATCCAGAAGGCGAATGCCGAGATCAAGCTGAAGCAGGCAACCGGCGAGATGGATTGGGAGCAGTCGGCCATCGAGGCCAGCAAAGACAGCTGGAAGGATGAGCTGTGGACAATCGTTTTCGTGGCCATATTGTGCATGAATTTTGTGCCGTCCATGCAGGACGTAATGGCAGAGGGATTCGCCAATCTTGAAACAACGCCGCTCTGGGTGCAGTGGGGCATGTATGCGTCCATCGCCGCCAGCTTTGGCATCCGCACAATGAAAGGCTTGAAGAAATGACGTTCAAACTATCAGCACGCAGCCGCGATAAGCTATCAGGCGTGGACGAGCGCATGGCGGCTGTCGTCACCAGCGCAATCCACAGAACCAAGATTGACTTCGGCGTCATCTGCGGGCTTCGCACCATCGAGGAGCAGCGCGAGCTTGTGAAAAGCGGCGCGTCGCAGACGATGAAATCGAAACATATAGACGGGTTGGCCGTCGATCTTATGGCCTATGTTGGCCCGCGTGGATCGTGGGAGCTTAACCTATATGACGACATCGCTGACGCAATGGCAGAAGCTGCGCGCGAGGTGGACGTGCCAATCAGGTGGGGTGCCGCGTGGACTGTGCCAAATATAGCACAGTGGGATGGCACGATGGAGGACGCGATGAACGACTACATCGACACGCGTCGCGGGCAGGGCAGACGCCCGTTTATCGACGCTCCGCACTTTGAGCTGATGGTCTAACCTAGCATCGCCTTAATGCTGTCATCCATAGCCTGCCGCGTAAAATCGGCGGGCTTTATGCGTACCGTCTTCCCGCTCGGCGCGTCGCGCAGTATAAACAATCGTATATCCAGAGCCACATACGCAAATATTTGCGCATCGCCATTTGCGCGTGTGAACATGTAGCACGGTTTGCGCCTGCGATCGGCGCGCGGCTCGATGGTCGCCTTCACTTGCATCGTCAACAGCTCACCGCTGGCCGACTTCACCCATAGGTCATCGTCCTGCATGTCTACCCGATGGCAGCGTATCCCGCGCTGCTCAAGCTCGGCTGCAACGAGAAACTCGCCTGCACGTCCGACGTTGATGCTGTTGGCCACGCGCGCAACATACTGCATTTAAACGGTTTTATATAGAGGCGAAAAAAAGTTTCCGTCAGGTGCATTTTTTGCTTGCGATATGCTGTGGTAACTGTATGTTAACAATATAAGCAATGGAGGAAGATATGGCATACGACCCAACGCATGAATATGAGCATAATTACTACCCATCAATTCGCGCCCGCAAGCTGGCAAATGCTGCCCACGCCAATCGTGTAAACTGGCTGGCGTCTGATGATCGCGCCCAAGAGATTATCGACTTCTTGGCTGACTACAGCCCAGAGGGCGAAGGGTTTTTCTCAGCGGTTAAGAAGGGCATCAACACATACGGCCAGCCGACACCTAACATGCGTGACGCCATGGTCAAGACGCTGGACAAGCGTGCCGCTCAAAAAGCTGAGTGGGCCACCAGAGATGGCAAGTGCGAGTTTGTTGGCACCGTAGGCGAGCGCCAAGACTTCGCACTCACAGTCAAGCATATTGTCGAGCTGGAAAGCATGTATGGCATTTCACACCTCCACATCTGCCGTGACGCTGATGACAACGTTGTCATCTACAAAGGCACGCAGTATTGGGCCAAAGGCGCTCAAGTAACTTGCACGGCCAAAGTCAAAGAGCATGGCGTGCGCGATGGCGTCAAGCAGACCATCATCCAGCGCCCCACAAAAGTCACAGTCAACGGAGAAGATTATTGACGCATCGCTTAGCAGCGCCCGCGCGGCGCTGCCTTGCCGTGCGCCAAACCGGCCACGAAACTGAAACGGAGAAACCATAATGAACCTTACGCACACACATGAATTTTTAATCACGCACATCACCGACAGCGGCACAGGCTTTGGCGTCCGCACCGACAACGGCGAGAGCGTCCACATATCGCCGCGTCTGCTCCAGCAGGCGCACGCAAACCTCGACGACATCTGCGTCGGCATCATCGTGCAGAACGCCGTGGAAGAGCAGCGCGAGCGCACGCCGTGGGTCGCCGCATATGTGCAGGAGCGACGCGCAGCGCGTGACGTGCTGGGCTTGGCGACTGACGCGCCAGCAGAGGCCGTGCAAACGCCCACCGAGAAGCCTGAGCCGATTAATTGGCCTGCCGTGCAGCGCGAGGTCATTGCGTTCCTGCGGAGCGACGCGGCGACCTACTGCGAAACGGCAGACATCGCTGAGGTCGTTGGCGTTGAGACGCGCAAGCTATCACAGCATCTCGAAAACATGCACGCACGCGGCGAGATATGCAAAGCGCATGTAAACCAGCGTGCAGGCCAGCAGCGCGCGACCTTGGTGCTGTGGAGCATCAACGCGGATGTGTACAAATGATCTGCACGACTTGCGACGGAACCGGCTTCATCGAGTTGCCGCGTTTCGTCAACACGCCGGACAGCGACGCGTGGACAATAGTGCGCTGCCCAGAATGCCAAGACGAAGACGAGTTCAATTGGCGCAATGAAGAAGAGGAAGAGTGATGACTAAGCAAGAAAATATTATTTCGATTGTGTCCGAGGCCGTAGAAAAGGCTTGGGAGGGATCTGCTAGCGCGAAGGAAGCATCGGAGAAATATCTGGTTATGCTTCAGCAAGACGATGTTTTGCGCGAAGAGGCTACACGCCGCCACTTGGAGCGCATTGCATATTTGGATGTTGTTGCGCAGCCCAGAGGCTACCGCGCGCGACTTAAGCGTGCAGCGCATCAAACTGTGCTGAGCAAGGGCGAGACATCAACGCCAGCCGTGTCACTGAAAAACATGGCACCCGCATATGCAAAGGATATGTTTGAGCGTTGGCTATTGCCCAATACCGGCATCTGCTTGGGCGATGCAACAAGCGAGGATCTTGAGCAGGCGATTATGCACGAGACATCCCGCAGCAAGCACCATGAGGGGCAGCGCAGCTTCTATTCTGCCATCAAGGCCCGCGTCACTGATGATAAAGTCGTCAGAGATGTTTGGAATATCAGCGAAGTCAAAGCTGAGTATGAGCAGGCTTTGGTAGAATAATGTTTAACAGGGGGTC